GCGTTCATGCAGGTGCCTGGCGCACCCGCCGCTCCAGCCGCACCGCAGCACGTCATGACGCCAAAGGCTGGCGGCGCCACGTTCGAGCAGTTCGCGGCGAATGGCTGGACCGAACAGGCGATGCGTGAGGCGGGGTATTTGGTTTAACGAGGCAGTAAGCGTCGCCCAGCCCGAATGCCCTGGCGGTCAAGACTAGGTGACGGTCGTCTGATGGAAACAAATGCCGTAAGGCTGTTGGCCCAATTAAGCCATCGAGTTGTGAGTTCGCACTGGAACTACCAAAGTCAGCGAGGGGGTGCAAAGCCCCCACTAGAATCACCCGGCCCGATCCTCCCCCTGGCGGGCCGTTTGTAGGGAATGAAAATTCCCCGGTAGCGCCTCGCGAGGGGTGTTATCGGATGGATTTTTACCACGAGGAGATGGGCGGTGAGTCAATGTCGAGCCTACCAGTCGAATGACCAGATGCTCTGCCCGTGTGGCCGACAGTGGGACATGAACGACCCGAACCCGCCGTCTTGCCCGGACGTCCGAAACGGGCCAGGACGCCGCGCATGGCTGGCGATTATTGAACGGTTGTACCAATTGAAGGGGAAACGATGATTGACAAAGAGGCGTGGATATCGAGATGCGCCGCCCAGTTCAGGAAAATGGCGGGAGTTTCTCTATCGGATGCGGGGGAGATGGCATCAATAGCATTTGACGAATCGCATAGTGATTTTGAGGATGATCCGGAGGGCGCAGCGGATTCAGAGATGAGCTATTGGGATAACGATGAGTGACGCGCGCCTAGCCGCGATCGACTACGAGACGTATTCCGAAGCCGGATTCGTCGCGACACCCGAGGGATGGACGTGCCTGCCGGGCGCATCGGGCAACAAAAAGGGCCTGTCCATCGTCGGCGCGTCCGTCTATGTCGAGCATCCGACCTTCCGAGTGTTGTGTCTATCGTACAATCTGAAAGATGGGACCGGCAAGCACCGTTGGATTCCCGGCGACCCGGCACCCGCTCCGCTCTGCCGTCACATTCAATCCGGCGGGCTCGTCTCGGGCTGGAACAGCGGCGGGTTCGAGACGAAGGTGTGGGCGTGGTGTGTCCGGCAGTATGGCTGGCCCGCCGTCCGTCCCGAGCAGTGGCGGGACACCATGGCCGCCGCGCGCGCCTACGCCCTGCCCGGTGCCCTCGCCAAAGCGGCGGAGGTGCTGGGAACGGTCGAACAGAAAGACAAGCGCGGTAAGGCGCTACTGGACAAATTCAGCATTCCGCGCAATCCGACACGGAAAGACCCGCGCCGCCGCATACTGCCCGAGGACGATCCGGTGGATTTCGCCGCGCTGCAGGATTACTGTGATCAGGACGTAGCCACCGAACTGAGCATCGGCGAGCAGATACCGCCGCTGAGTGACGGCGAACTCGCGGTATGGCAGTGTGACCGCGTGATCAACGACCGTGGCGTCCGGATAGACGTTGACGGCGTGAACGATTGCATCGCCATCATCGAACAGGCTCACGCGCTGTATAACGCTGAACTCCTGACGCTGACGGGCGGTGCGGTCACGAAAGCCAGCGAGATCCAGAAACTCATCGGGTTCATCGCGGCGTTCGGCGTTCACACAGATTCGCTGGACGAGGAGCATCTGACCGCGCTGCTCGCCCGCCCCACACTGCCTCTCGTCGTCCGCCGCGTTCTCGAAATACGCGCCGCCATCGGTTCGGCCAGCGTGAAAAAGACCTTCGCCATGCGCAACCAGGTAGCGGCGGACGGTCGGCTGCACGATTTGTTCAATTATCACGCTGCTCGGACCGGCCGGACAACTGGTGAAGGCCCGCAGCCCACCAATCTCCCCAATTCCGCCGGCGTGCTCGTCCTCGAATGTGAATCGTGTACCCGGCAATACGGACGGCATCTGTCACACTGCCCGTGGTGCGCGGCGTCGGCGCAACTCTCCTGTCAGCGCGAGTGGGGCATCGATTCAGCGGAACTCGCGCTCGAAACGATTAAAACGCGCTCCCTAGCCTACGTGGAGTACGTGTGGGGTGATGCCATGCTCGCGGTCTCCGGATGCTTGCGCGGACTGTTTACCGCTGCGCCAGGGTATGACTTGATCTGTTCTGACTATTCCGCCATCGAGGCCGTTGTGATTGCGGAGATCGCGGGCGAATCGTGGCGTCAGGAAGTGTTTCGCACGCACGGGAAGATATATGAGATGAGTGCTGCGAAGGTCACAGGTGTAACGCTCGAAAGCCTGCTCCAGTTCAAGGAAGAGACCGGGCAGCATCATGCGTCCCGTAAGCTCGGAAAAGTGATGGAGCTCGCCTGCGGATTCCAGGGCTGGGTAGGTTCAATGAAGGCGTTCGGTGCGGACGAGTTCATGGACGAAGAGGGCATGAAACAGGCCATCCTATCCTGGCGCGAGGCGTCCCCGGCAATCGTGGAGTTATGGGGGGGCCAGCAACGCAACTGGAAAACCGAGTACTACGGTGCGGAAGGCATGTTCGTGTTGGCCGTGTGCAACCCCGGTGCGGTTTTCGAGTACCACGGAATCCAGTTCCAGATGCGCGGCAACGCAGTGTTTGTGAAACTGCTGTCCGGTCGCGAGATGGTTTACCACCGTCCGATGCTCTACCCGAGTGACCGTCGCAAGGGGACGTACACAATCAGCTACGAGGGATGGAACTCGAACCCCAAGAACGGCCCGACCGGATGGCTACGGATGGAGACGTGGGGCGGTAAACTGGTGGAAAACTGCATAGCCGGGGGAACCGACGTTTTGACGGATCGGGGGTGGGTCCCTATTGAAGAAGTAAAGTCCTCGGATTTGGTACACGACGGGGTTGACTTCGTAACCAACGGCGGGATATTATCCAAATCTGTTCAAGCGTGCATCCCGATTGACGGGGTGTGGATGACTGAAGATCACGAGGTACTGACAAATGACGGATGGACCACTGCCAAGACAAGCCCGGAACCTTACCGGCCAAAAATTCGGGATGTTGATTGCTATTCGTCCGGGAAAGACGGATGGAAAAAAAAGATGGTGGGTATACATGTGCGACTGCGGGAAACTCTGCGAAAGGCAGGGGTCGGATGTAAGTTGCGATGTGAAAGAGGGGCGGAATCCGAGTTGCGGGTGCATGAGAAAACACCAGATCGGCGCAAAAACACGGACACATGGGATGAGCGAGCATCCGGTGTACGCTGTGTGGCGATCGATGAACGATCGGTGTCGTCTACCTTCGCATCAAGCATGGAAAAACTATGGTGGAAGGGGAATCTTCGTTTGCGCGAAATGGCAAGAATCCTTCGAGAATTTCTGGGGGGATATGGGGGGGTCGTACCAGAGTGGATTGGAACTGGACCGGCGGGACAACGATTCGGGCTATTCCCCAGAGAATTGCCGATGGGTATCGCGAAGGGCAAATACGATGAATCGCCGGGGTACAATCCGAACGGTAGACGTCCCCGAGCTAGCGAGAACGTCCGGGATAAGCCGGTCAACGATATATTACCGTCTGGCTCATGGATGGGAGGTCGATCAGCTCGTCCGACCTCCCGACAGCACAAACCGGTTTTCGACATTTTGAACTGTGGCCCCCGTCATCGATTCGTGGTGCGGGGGGACGTAGGCCCCTTCATCGTTCACAACTGCGTCCAAGCGACCGCCCGTGACATCCAATGGTTTGGGATTCTCGCGCTCGAAGCGGCGGGGTATCCGATAGTCCTTCACGTCTACGACGAGGATGTGGGGGAAGTGGTCGAGGGCTACGGATCGGTCGAGGAGTTCGAGTGCATCATGTCCACAATGCCCCCCTGGGCGGCCGGGTGGCCGGTGAAGGCCAAGGGCGGATGGCGTGGCCGGCGGTATCGTAAATGAAATGATGGGTTGGACAACTGAACAATGGAGGGTTCGACCACATGACTGCAAATACTGGATGGTGTCCTTCGTGTCTCTGTGAGCGTGAGAGTTTACCGCCACCAGCAGAGGGTAGCTGCGCGCACTGCTGCAACCACTTGATGAAGCTGGAAAGCGGAATATGCCATGAAATAGGCTGCTCAGGACAAGACCCCGATATGTGCAGAAACAACCCGCAGGATTGCTCGATCATTCGCAAGGTGATGGAGTCGAACGATGAAAGTAACCGGCTGGCCGACACCAGCCACGAAAAAGGAGACGAAGCATGAATGGTAGAATTATTGGTAGCCATATTCGCTCCTTTCAGCGATGAGGTTAGGGGTGATGGGCGCTGATACGCCTGTTGCCCTGCATTATACTACAGACGCTTCATACTTACTGCACTGCAACCCCATCTGCCATCAGCAGCTTTTGCAGTTGATCTAGTCGGCTGGCAATTTGCTCGACTACTTGTGGATTGTATTCGGATAGGTATGCTGAAGCATCTGTGCCGGTGGGGGTTCCATCAGTGCTTTTGGGATGGTCAGTGGTTTTGGGGTCTGGACTGCAACCGGAATCGGAGTGCAGCACCCTGACAGCAGGATGAGCACGGTAATAAGCATCAATGCTATTGGTAGCGTAGACTGTGTTTTGTTCAGCATTTTTCATCTCCTTTGCGTGTTCTTCATCTAATTTCTTCGCTGCCTTGGCCGCTTGCTCACCGATGGTCTTGGTTTGTGCCACGAATGAGTCATAGTGGGCCTGCACGGCATCCTTCAGTGCGCCCTGGTACTTCCATGCCGGGATAGCGCCGGATGCCAGCCCAGCAGCAAAGCACAGGGTGGCGACGTACACGATCACCATTGGATTGTTCATTATCCTTGCGAGTAGCCAGTTCATTTTATCTCACCATTGGTTATGTGGCCGTGCCAGTTACCGCTCGCGCTGGCGTCAATGGATGGCGTGACTGTCAGCGTTGCAAAGTCCCCACCGGCGGGAAAATTCCAGAAAAACTCATCCTTGGTGCCCACAATCGGTTGGCCTACAAGGTCTGGACAATGCTCGTAAAAGAACCTGTGCTGATGCGGAACGGCGGCGCGCTTGCACGACAGCCAATCTCTACCGCCTGTCGGATTGCGAAATATGAACACGTCGGAGGTAATCCAGCGCGGTTCCAATTCGGTAAGTTTCATTTCCGTTTCCCCCGCCAAGATTTTACGAATACCACGGCCATGATACCCGCTGCGATAGAAAGCACTACGCAGGTGCGGTCGAATGCTGCGAGCAGTTCAGGATCCATTTTGAGCCTCCACTTTAGCCGCTTGAGTTTTTTGCCAAGCGGTGATTCCACCGTTTACCACCCATGCCGTCAAATACGCAAAGAATGCCGCGTCTGAACTATTCCGTATAACGTAGTAGCTCGATGTCAGGAACGCCCCGGTCAGCAGCGTCTTGTTCGTCGATACGATCTGAAGGGTGTGCTCCGCGTTCCATTCACAAATCAAATCACGTAGGTCGAAGCTATCCGGCTGACGCTGCATACGCCATAGCACCAAGATGAGAAACGTCAGCAGCCCCGCGAACAGGAAGGACAGCAGCGAGTTATCCATCAGGACATAGGCAAACCAGCCGCGAACAACGGCCATCATGCCCTACTCCACGTTGCCGACTCGCCCGCCTGGACGTTCACGCCGAGGACGTTGACCGCGCGCATCAGGATCTCGCTGCGCTCGGCAAAGCCGTTCAGCCCACCATTGACGCACAGCGTGATCGTCTCGATGTCGTCCATGTCGGCCAGGTCATTCAGGTTCACGCCATTGCCCATGCCACGAGTCTTGAGCGCCACGAGTGCAGCGTGACCGAGATTGAACCCGGCACCGATCTTCCAGAACCAGCCGGCAGAACGCGCGCCGATGTCTATGCGCTCGACCAGTTGAGGTTGCGCGACCAAATCCACGCCAATGAACGCGCCGCACAATTTGTAGTTCTTGCGGCCGGTCAACTGCATCGGGCCGCGCCCCATGAACTTCTCTCCATCGCCGGGTTCGGTATTGCCCAGCCGTGCCGCGCCCTCATAGCTTTGCTGCGCTGGGCTATTTGTCCAGATTTCCTTGACGTACTTGAAGCCGCCAGATTCATGGCCAACCTGCGCGAGAAAATGGGCGAGGCGTAGCGGTGTGTTGATGTCGAATTCGATCAGCGCGGCGTCAATATGTGGGCACCATACGTCGGCACGCTGTTCCGGTATTTCGAGTATCTTTACCAACTGTTGCGAAGTAATCAAGGTGTTCTCCTTTGGTCGTGGGTGAACGGCGTGCCACGCTTCGAGCGCTTCCCGCATGGATGATTTTAATACATATTCGTCACTGCGCACAGTCATACTATAGCCCCGCCACGGCTCTCTTGAAAGCGTACCAAGCCCCCGCCAACGCGCCGATAACGGCTGAAAGAAACAATATCGTCAGTCCGATCCACTTCGCGCTATTGCGTAAACCTTTAATGTTGCTCCAGGCAGCAAACATCCCCTCCATATTGTGCAATTTTTCTTTCATCGTTTGAACGTCTTGATAAATGGCGTAAAGCATTTTGTGGTTGTCTATTTCTGCGGAGGGGCTATCCACCACGTCAATGGTTCGGTGTGACGGCAGGCGATCGGTTGCGCGTCGGTTATTCATCTGACCCCCTTATTGGTTGAACTTATCGACAACGTTGAGCGAATCCTGCGTACCATACAGCGCGGGCGCTCCGATGAATGCGGCGACCCCAACGATCTGGTATATCCCAACCTCCGTGAAATCCGTCGCGGCCACCGGGTAATTCATGTAGGTGGAGTCCGTAGCGTCGATCGTACCGCCGGTCAGGGTAGTTTCGGTCTTGGTCACGGGGGATCTGATGGCCAGTGACAGCCCGGCGTTGCCGGTGAGGTCAATTCCCATTGATACGTGCAGGACGATGCCGGTGCCGGGTTTTATGAGTTCTGCGGTCATACGCGCTCCAATAGGATAGTTGAGGTTAGCGAGACGGTTCGCGCCACCGTTGAGGTCAAGAGGACGGATCGCGCGACGGCGGAAGCCAAGGGGACGGTCCGAGCGACGGGAGAGGTCAACCCTATCGTCCGAGCGACGGCGGAAGCCAGTCCTATCGTCCGGGTCACTATCGACGTGAGGTTCAGTGTTTCGGTCATGGTCGCTCGATTATACTGGTTAATTCGATTCTTGTGGTAACTGTGCTGGCCAGCCCGATTTGCCGCGTTACGGGGCTGTTGAGCCGGAGCCGGAAGGCGACGAGCACGCCGTGCAACCAGGCGGGCAGAAACGTCCGGGCGGCGAACGTTCTGGCGCTAAAGCTACGGATTGACATCTACAAACGCCACGGCGGTTCTGTTCCCGCTGGCATCCACCGTTATCCGCGCACGCTCGACCAGCACGCTCGCCTGGTTCACGCTCCAGAAGGATTCAGTTGCCGTACCCGCCCCCGTCACCACGCCGTGCAGGATCGCGTCGTTGACTAGCTTGGACTGTGCGTAGGTCAGGCCGTCGGACATTAGGGCGGCGTCGATCTCTGCTGCACTCGGCAGCAAAGCCACCGCCGTCTTGGTATTTACAATATCCAGCAATTCCGCCGTCAATTCGTCCCGTACCGCTGCGCGGATCTGCGTCGCGGTTGGATTCGCCATCAACTGCGTATGCTCGTCGAAGGTCACACCGCCCCATTGCAATACCCCGTCCTTAAACACCATCGTGTCCTCTGAATGGTAATGCTTGTTGGGAGTGAGTCCGGTATCAACTACGTCACCTACGGCCTGATATTGAGTATTTATTCCCGCGCCAAAGCCGTTTGTTTTGAGCATCAGATCGTAATACCCTGGGTAATAAAGCCCTGTCAAATCCCGCTCCGTAAAGGTCGTGCTGATGTTAGCTCCTGCGGCAGAAAAGGTTTTGAATGTCTGGTCGCTGAAATCCAGCGTCAGCGCATCAGTGTCGCGGAAGAATTTCAGCGTTGGCGATAATCCAGTACAAGGTTCGTAATCTCCAGAGGTCGCATTTTGCCTCTCGATGTACCACGTTATCCGCTTGAACGTGTCGCTTTTTAGCGAGGTGTATACAATCCTTTCTGTAATCCGCAGCGTCTCTACTATGCTGGCTGCACCCTGCCTGCTTGACGTTAATTTGTCGCTGAAACGATTCCGGTCAACGATGACTACCGTTGAGTTTTTGCTGCTGACAACCTTGTCGGCTGATCTTAATACCTCAACAATGTCGCGCAGTGTACCGTTCTTGCGCACCAGCGTGTCCAGTAGCCTTAACTGATCTGCAATCACGGATGAGGCTTGCTTGCTAGAGGTCAAAGCCTCTGTGAGGCGCGCCCTATCATTAACAACCGTCGTGGCAGACTTTGATACCGCCAGAAGGTCGGTTAATCGAAAGCCGCTTGTAACAGTACGGGTTTTGTCGTTCAGACAGAAGACCCCGCCAAACGTAAACGTGGCCGAGCTTGTGTTGGCAGACGAACTCGATGCAACTGGATAGTGGTATTGATAGCTGATATTTTCCCTGAGTGCGAGAGAAATTTCAGTGCCGAATGCTACTAGGCAAGCTGGATCATAATAGGCTTGCAGATACTTAGTCCCGTAGGTGCCAACAGCAGGATCAACCCGATTCTTGAACCACAACGGAGTGCTTAACGTGTGCGTTATCGAGGCTGTTGAGTAGGCCAAACTACCAGCAACGTTCTCGACCAACCGAACTTTTGCAGTTGTGGCAGAAAGGTAATCACCAGCTATCGCCTGCCCATGAACCGAAGCGCCATTGAACGCGCTGTTGGCCGTATTCGTCACCGCGTTAAGGAAATATTTTCCAGTCGTTCCCGCAGGCCATGCTGTTTGGTTCAGAACGCCGTAAAGGAGATAACTAGAATTAAATCCACCAACACCAAAGTCTTTTATGACATAAGAGGTTTCCTGGGCCGTCAGCGCCGTGGCGACTATGCAGTCGGCATAGGTTGCGAGCGCTGTTCCGGCTTTGGTGTAGAGGGTGAGGTCAACACCGGCTGAAAATGTGCCAAGTGTGAAGTTTGCATAAGTGCCGCTAATGGTTGGAGTGCCACCATTATTAAGCGACTGCATCGGGTAGAAATACTGCGTATCATTCGATGCTGTTAATGCCAATACCGAAGAAGCTACATTTGTCGATCTTCCAGAATCAGAAAATAAAGCACCATACAACCCGCCGTATTGCCCACCCAACGAAGAGAGCTTATACAGCGAGGAGTAATAAACTGTGCTTTTAGATAAAGTCCCGGACAGGCCCCCTGCGTGCTGAGTTCCAGATACTCTGTCCCTTACTCTGATCCCGAAAGTTGTGGTGTTTACGCCGAAGATACTCTCGAACACATAGGCATTATCGGTTCCGCTTGCTACTACAAATGCTATCCCTGCCTGACTGTTAGTTCCGTATTCAACAACCGCGTTAAGAGCGCTCGCTGCCGTCATATCTACTTCGGCATTGATAGACCAGTTAGTAGTGAAATATCCAGCGCCCTTATCGAGATAAGCGCCATTCGCGGCATTCGCAGGAACGTTAGTACCGGTTGCGGTCGTAGTGTTTACCGCAACAGCAGTACCAAATATAGTTGAGCCCGATATATCTTCAGACATTATCCGTTCGTCCTTAACATGGTTGGATAAATAACATCCGAGATAATCGAGTTAATCCACATCTGCTTAACATCGTCTGGATGAACGTGGCCTACATCGGTTGCGAATCCATAAGTCGCAGTATTGTATGAATCATCCATCCAGTCAGAAGCGTTAAGGGTGTCCCACAACGGAGTATTCACGTCAACATAGGTGCATTGATAATCTCTAGCAGCTTGTTTGAGCGCAAGATTCAATCTCCAGTAATATTTATCAAGATTTGGTTTTCTGACTACGCTATTTGTAGAAGGCAAACCCCATATCAGCACGCTCATATTGGAAACTGTTTTAGACGCTCTTATAGTCGCCAGTCCAGAACGATAATTTGCTACGGTTTGCGCGAAAGTAAGTTGCGTATGCGGAACAGTAGCATCTGTTGGATTATCGTCATTGATACCCCATTCGATCAGGTACAGGTTTGGATTCGTTGCCAAATCTGCGGATAGATAAGTTGTAATCCAATCATTCGTGTCAAGTCCACTATGCCCTACATTAACTCCGGTTACTCCGGCAATCCCGTACTTGGTCGCCATTGCTGGTAAAGCTGTTGAAATCACATAGGGCGCGGTTAGTAATGTCCCTTGCGTCAATGAGTCCCCAGAACAGACAATTGTGTTCGCAGACCCCGCTATGATTCGCTTATGAAAATGAGATAAATATTCTCTACCTATCACTGTTTGGAATCGGTCATTGTTTGGATATATCTTACGCGGATACCCAGACTGGCTAGTCGCAACCAAAATACTTCCGGCACCAGTAAATTCAACACCGTAGATATTTGAGAATGACGAGACGTACCAAAGGTCTGTACGTGATCCGGTATGCACAAGATAACTACCGTCGTCAATTGCCGCCTGAATAGCATTTGCTACGCCTGTTGCCGCGTCAGCTACACCACCGTTAGCGGTCGAGTATTTGGAGATTTTTATAGCTTCGGGCGTACCCGCCCATCCTGACGTTCTTTTAAGCAAACCGCCATTCACGTTTTATATCCTCTGGGTTATCGACGAGACTGTATGCGTTCCACCTGATGCATAAGCATCGACGAAGACCTTGGTGCAGGCAGCATCAGCGGATGGAGATGAAGTAGTTAGATCAATCGCCGCGCCTCCAGAGGTCAAGGCGACTTGGCAAGTGTCTGGATCACCGAGAACCGTACCAACGACGTACAGCAGCGCCCCGGCAGTAATGCCTGTCGGGAGAGCCGTGCCGAAGAAGGCTATTCTGTCTCCATCAGCTACGCCAAGTCCTTCGCAGAGAATCTTGTTGTTGGTCAGGTCAACCTGGAATGATTTCGCATCTGCACCATTTGCGTGAACGGACTTGAGTGTTGGCGTGTAAGCAGTTGTTGCCTCTGCGGCGATAGTACTGGGAGTGGTGGAGAGGTTGTAAGTGCCCGTGCCACCAGCGCCTGTTCCGAGAGACGCAATACGAGTTCCCGCTGCGACACCTGCTGCGGAAACAACTTGCCCCACTGCAAATGATCCAGTACCAGCGACGGTGCAGGTCATCACGTTGGTAGCGAAAGAACAAGTCGCGCCGGTTACTGCGGAAGCACCTAATGGCGCCCACGTACTGACAAAGGCTACGGTAGAGGATGCAGGAACGGCATATACAAGTGCAGCACCTGTTGCCTTCGAGCGCGTGGCGGCAGAGGCGGCGGCGTAGGTGATGGGTTGCCAGGCATAAGTCCCACCAGTTAATTCGTTCGCTCCGGTTTCAGAGTACGCTGAGTGAAGGCTGGCGTAATCACCAGAAAGATATTCGGCATCCAGTATTGCTGCGGCTCGTGCGTTTAGTATCATTTTGATGCTCCTTTAATGCCTTGCGGCGTTGTCTGAAAATTACTTACCGTTCAACCGCCCCCACACCTCGGCCACCCGTAGATAGTGGGCGCTTACACCGGACAGATTGGACCACATTGGAGCTTGACGGTCAAGCCGGAGGGGAGTAAGGTTGTGCGTAACCCCGAAGAGCGGTACGCCGCCTGCTTTGCCGTCAACGAAAATAGGGGTTTACCGTCGGGACAGGGATTGCAATCCTTTCTGGTGCTTCACCACCGGATTACCGGCACAAATTCAAGTTACCGTGAAGGGTAGTCAGATGAAAATTTGTAGAAAATGTGGGCAGCCGTTTGCGGCACGAACCTGTTTGCCCTGCGACGCAAAAAGAAAGGGCCACAAAACTCACTCAACGTCAGATAAGGACACTCAAAATGAAAACACTCATACGGTTGTTGTTGTTGCTCGCCACATTCACTCTTGTATCATGCGGTGGAAATAATCAGCCCCAACTACACAGAAGCGCTGCCGTTGAGACTGCGCCCTGGATCGAGAAAGGGGCGCTGTTTGCAGGTCAACCCTCAGAGGGGGCGGAATCCACGCCTATTGTCTGGAATAACGAATTATTCTACGTCATCGACTACATAGATGCGGGCGGCGTACATACCCGCATAACTAGAGAGTCTGACCACAGTACAATTTCTGACAGGATAACCGGGCTGGCATTTGTTTCGGCTATCGTTAATAACGGCACCCTGTATATTTTCGGTTCCAACAGCACCAATGGTGGCTCCAAAATCAACATGGTGTCAACTACCGATTTGGTAAACTGGACTCCAAAACAAACTGTCTTCATTGTCCCAAATGTCCAGCTTTTCAATAATTCTGTGTCCGCTTCACCAGCAGGTTTTGTTATGGCCTATGAAATTTGCGAGTCAGGGCAAGTTTGTTTTAACGTGCGCTTCCTGCAATCTCCAGACCTGATACATTGGGCCGGTATCGGCGGCACCTATGAACGAGACTACTATACGGCTTGCCCAACCGTCCGATATGTGGATGGATTTTATTATCTCTTTTATCTCTCTTCATACGACAATTTTTATGCAGTTAATGTCTCGCGTTCAACCGACCTCGTTGCTTGGCAGTTTTCGCCCATCACTGTTCTTTCTCCATTGGACGGAGACGATAATCACAGTAATGCCTCTGACATAGATATGGTTGAATTTAACGGGCAAGTGCGCATAATCTATTACAATGGTTCGCAGGACGGCAGTCTGAATCCTGCCGTCGGGTTACGCGAAGCGCTGTTCAATGGTTCTCTTTCTGAATTTGTATCTAAATTTTTCTAACGGTTTATTCATACGCGATGGCAACGTTGCCGCTTAAGGTATCTGTGCCGTTGCGCGTCGTGAGAACCAGCTTCGCCAATGGTCCGGACAGGGCAATTGTTCCTATCCCGGTAGCTTGGACTGCGGGAGCTTCGCTTCTGCCGACCACGCTGGCAAACGACCACTTGTTACTAGCTGCCACTGCAAGAGACATTTCTCCACGCCCCTGGAACACCTGACCCGTAGCGGTCGGATTGGATATACCCAGCCCGTTCGTGAGGAGCGTGCCTGACCCAATAATGCCGAGATAGCCGGTCGAAACAACACCACCGGACGGCCCCACTTGAATGATAGCCTGACTGGATATTGACGTTTGAAGGCTGTCCAGCATGATATAGATTTTGGTCGCCCATGCTGGAATGCTGGCTCCCCCCAATAGGTCTACACTTGTCCCTGAAAGGGCCGCCTCGGCAAGCAATGTGTAGCCGCGACTGCCTTGGGCGAGCGCGGTTGCGGTCGCGGAATTCCCAGAGCATGAAGAGGAGGTCAGGGCATTCCCAGAGCATGAAGAGGAGGTCAGGGCATTCCCAGAGCATGAAGAGGAGGTCAGGGCATTCCATCCCGCGCTACATAGCCCCGCTAGATAAGCTGCCAGATTCGTCAGCGTCAGCCTGTTCAGCAGCCCCGTCACGCTGTCCCGGATGCCGAGCGCGTCCGCACCGACCGGGGTGGCCTTGTAGGTCGCGACGCTGATGTGGGTGGCGATGCTCGTCAGCGCGGACAGGCGCTCGTCGGTGATCATGCTGTTGACTATCGTGACCGAGCTGGTCTGCAGCAGCACTTGCGCGACCGGGAACACGTCGGCGGTCAGCGCGGGGGCGACCGGCGAACCGGCGGGCGTGCCGATGATGACCGAGACGGCGCCGGTGGTTTTGTTGATCACCACGCGGTCGATGCGCGGGTTGGTGGCCGGCGCGGTGATGGTGCCGGTGGTCTGTGTGGCGACTTCGGTCAGTATCTGGCCGTTGTAGAGCGCGCCGGCATCGAGCGTGACGGTCATCGCCGGGGTGGTGGATTGGCGCGGGGCGAAGTTGTCGACGATGCGCTCGGCCACCGCAAAACAGGCGTCGATGTTCGACTTGTAGTTGGTGGCGGTTTGGGTGGTGAAGACTGATTTTAACCAGGTTGCTACACTCATAATTTATTCTCCTCTGGGCTACTCGCCCGTAGCACTGAATTGTGCTTGTGTGGCAGATGTGCCTAACCCTGCGTCTGTCGCTCCGTTCCATACGTTGAGAGTGCATTGTGTCGCGCTGATCGCTGTTACCGACGCGCTGGTCAACCCCGAACTGATCGCCACGGGTACAACTAACGGTGCCGAGTGGAACGGCGGGTTAAATACGACAACTGTTCCGCCGTGCGCCACGTTTATTACGCCGCTCTGTTCCGTTATCGGCGAGAGATCCACGTTCAGCATGTAATCAGTAATCGCGAATAAACCGCCCGGCGCGATATTAGCCGAAATCCTGCCTTGCAGATAGCGGAACGCCGCCGTCCCAATCACCCAATTTATAAAACCGCCGCTGCCATTCGGTGCTGCTACCGGCAACGGCGCCGTATCGCCGTAACTTATCTGCGTGAGCAATACGGGCGTGCCGCTCTGCGCATAACCGAGTGCTGTTGCGGTCGTCTGAAATGCACGTAATGCTTCAATGTAGGTGGCATCCAGTATGAGTGAAGTGTATTCTATATACGCCACGGGATCGGGAACCCAGGTGTCAAATACCTCCCATCCTGTCGTATTCGTTACAGGTAATGCGGCTCCGGCGATCAGTCCCGTACCGGGCATCGTCCAATCTGCGCCGATAGCCAGAGGCGTACTATTCTGTAGTATTTCCGTGCCGGTCGCAGTGCTGACATACACATTCCAGCCAGCCGCCGTTGCAACTGCGCCGGGTGATGTGACTTTCAACGCCTGAGTCACGCCCACCAATTGAGATGATTCGGCAGAACCGAGCGTTTCGCCCAGTGCTGACAAATACGTTATTTTAACGAAGAACGTCGTAGGTAGAGTAAGAGAGCCGGCCACCGCAGACAACCCCGGTGTGGAAGGCGAGGCAATCACGTCATAATAGTTGGCATTATGGATGCTGTCGGGCACCAGTACACCGGTGTAGTGTTCCACGAGACCAACCAGTGTGCCGTTCCAGCCGATTTCCTCGACATCGTGAATAATGTTCAGGTTCGGATTCGTCACCACCAGATCGAATGTCGTCACCATCGGTGAGTACCCGTTGCCGTGGTCACGCGCCCAGATGCCGAACGTCCATGTTCCCGGCGGGATCGAAGCATTGGTCATCTCCGTACCCTTGGCGCGTTCGCTGACAACCGTGAATAGCATGCGGTCAGTTGTACCTTGTGGCGCATAACCTATGTCGTAGACCAGCAGCGTCTTACCCGGCAGGTCGTTCCATTTGAACGCAACGATTGTTCCGCTTTGAAGGCATGAGAAACCCGTCACATTGGGGGGCATACTGATCGAGCCGCGGATAGTGTATGAGTACGCCGGCAGCGAACCAATACCTTCCCCAGCTCCACCAAAGACATTAAAGCTGGGGAATTTGAAATAGAGCGTTTGACCGATCAGGGACGAATCGTAGGGATACTTGAATACGCGGGTGTCCAGTTGAATGAACGCCGCCCCGGTATGCGCGGCAACGGTTGTCCCGTAAACGCCCCGCCTTAAATAGGTGAGATCATACCCGTTTGTGGTAAGTGCTGCCGTCTCGAAACTGACCAACTCGCCGCCCATGAAGCAGAGGGAGAGCAGGTTGTCGGCATCAGCTTTTGATACGGAAGTCATGCTCGCGCCGCTCCTCCGCAGGTCCGTCGAAAGCGTGTTCACCGAATCCGGGTCACTACCTGATAAAACAGTACCCATTCCATAGGCACAACTGCCGCGCATGGTTCCAATTTGTGTATACACGATGCCGTCGGTCGAGACGAATACGCCGCAACCGCCCCAATTCTTGTTTGCACTACCTGCTGCAATCCACAATTCAAATCCGGTAACTGTGACGATGCCCGGCGCGTCTATGATGAACGGCGGCGAAACACTGCCGGGCGGAGTATTCCAAGCGGCGGCAGGCTTGACATTATCGAGCAGATTATTTATGACGTTGTGATAAATCCCGATGTCCTCGGCCACGGCTTGCCATGTGAAGATGCCTGGCGCCGCTTCTTCCTTGTTCGTCAAACGAATCTCATAGGATGCCGCGCCTTTCGACACGCTTACGATGTCGGTCGGCTCCAGATAGCAGTATTCGCGGCCAGTGGCAAAAGTGAATCCGCTGCGTTCGTTCCACGCGATGTTCAGCATCTTGTCGGCGATGGCTTGACCTTGGCTATCCGTCATGCTGATCGGAATTTGCAGCGTGGTTTCCAGCTTCGACGAAGTGCTCTGCTGCCGCGCATATTTTGAACTCGGCTGAAATCCGAAATTCGAGTTAGGGTACTGCACCGTGACCACACGGGGCAGATCGAGTTCCTGTGTGCGAGTAGTGCCGAGCGGGTCGGGCATCTGCGAACCGTTGGCGTGTGCTGCCAGGTCGGTCTCGGGGATTGATTGAGCCAGACCGCCGCCGCGCATCACGAATTTTATCTTGCCGTCGCTTTCCACGGCATCAAAGAAAAATGCCGAAGCCAGCGGTTGCAGGATGGAACGCACGGTGCTGCGGTCAGAAGTCAACAGGCCGATAACCGGCGTACCGACGAGCCGCGTCACATCAATATCGCCGGGCGCGAGTCCGGTTTTACCGATTGCCCAGGTGACATAATCGCCGAGATCACTCGTTCCCTCCACAACCTCAAATTCAAAATTCGGCGTGGTGTTTCCGGTCGCGGACAGTGAGTGGTCAAGGAACACAACGTATGGTGTCCCGCGATACCCCGGAGTCGGCACGGTGGGGATTGTATTGAACGCCTCCAGATATGCCCACTGAACGGTGCCGTCCACCCGCCCGACCTGAATAGATGCAGAAGCCGCAGTCTGCGAGAGATCAACAGGGTATGTGCCGGTTCCCCCCGTCCCTGAACCCGAACCGGCAACTATATTTGTGCCGGGAGTGACGTTTACCCCTGAAATAGGTTGGGTGGTCCAATAACCCCCTCCTTCCGAGTCAGTTACGATGAACGAAGGCATCGGAATACTGCCGTTCGTCACGCTGGTAACGGTAAGCACACCCAACGCGAAATCGTCGGCGTCGGGTGCGATACTGCCTACAACCGTAGCACCGACTGCTGCCAGATTACTCGTCCCTGACACGCCGGCTGAGGCGCATTGATACAGGTTGCCGGAATTCGACACATACTGGCCGAGAATATACGCAGTGTTCGGTTGCCAAGTGACCACTCGTTCATCCGTAATCATCGAAGTCAAAATACCCAGCGTTCCGGCGGCCACATACACTTGGCAGCACGGATAATTACCGAGTGGAATCGCCGGAGGAACCGGCGAGGCCGATACGGTGCCCACGACCACCGAAGCAACGCATGTAGTCTTATTTATAACCACGCGGTCAATCCGTGCATTTGAACCCGGTGCGGCGGTAATCACCACGGCTTGATTGAGGCTGCGAACTGGGCTGCCAGCCACAATAATCTGGCCAGCACCCACCCACACTTTCATTTCCGGCAACGGCATTTGTGCGGGGATAAAATAGTAGGCGTTCTGCAATTTTGCCTGTTCCGCCACGATGCGCGAATTGGGCATCTGTGTCTCTGTGCCGCGATAAACAGTAAAATTCTCGCCGTTGGCCAGCCGCCCCGCCGCATTACTCGCGATGATCGTCGCCGGGTCATCACTACCCACATCATAGATGACGCGCCCATTCGCCCAGATGCGGCGCACGCCGATGATCGGTTCGTCACCGAGGGCAATGGCCATGCTCTGCGTGTAGGTGTAGGTGGTAGCTGACCCACCGCCGCCGCCACCCTTCCCGCCACTGGTGCTCCCGTGTTCGACATAGGGTGTCGCCCATATCATTAAACCGGCGTTTCGATACGTGCCCTTACCCATGCTCTTTCCAGAACCCAGCGTCGCAGATTGCACACGTAGGTCTTTCAGACGCGGTCCCTGCATCGGGTCTGGGGCAAATAAATAATTCTGGTCGATGTAGCCGCCAATCGCTGCACCGATATAGCCACCAACTGGACCGCCGATCGCGCTGCCAACGATGCTAAGAGCAACCGAGGCCATTACACGAGGCCCTTGAACCGCCGGGCACCGGAGAACCGCGCCTGCCACATCGGGTCGAAATCGGTCACAATACACGAACCCACTTGCGCGTAGGCGTGCAGGATACGCACCGGATTAATGGACACCACCATCGCGATATGCTGCGGTTCGGTCGTCCAGGTAAATTTCATCAGATCGCCGGGCAGCACGTCGGCCAATTCGACAGCCTCGGTCTGGGCGTCCACGGCGGCCTCGAACTGCCCGTTGGCGGGAACCCGAGCGTAGCGCTTGACATCCCACACCTCGAGTCCAACCGCCCAGGCCGCACCGAGTATCACGCCGACACAATCCGCACCGACACCCTTCACTCGCGCCATGTGGTGAAACGGTGTGCCGACCCATGTGAGGGCTTCGGTAACGAGTTGTTCGCGAGTTATCATGTTCCGCTCAGCATACGGTCTTGGCCGGGAACCGTGACGAAGCCACGGAAATTCACCGAATTATTGAATTTACACTCGCAGGTAATGATGGATTTGTCGTCGCCCGCCACTACCGAGAAAGTGTCACCTGCCGCTATCGGGAACGGAAACTCCAGTTGTGTCACGAATGAATTGGGCGAGACATAATTTCGGACTTCGCGGGTGAGGCCAGCGTTTAAGCCGCTGGTAAACGTCAACTGGCCGGCATCGAAGTAGGTACTCACTTGCGCTGTACTCGGCGTCCCTGTGAAGGTTCGGCCATCGGCAACAGATGAAACGGTGCCGGTAAACGTGAACGCCGCCAGATTCAGTCCGCAGCGCGCGTCACCCAGCGTCGCGTCGCAAGTATCGCCGTAGACGCGGCCAACGGTCTGCTGCAACGCCTGCATCATGCCGCGCAGTTCGGCGTGAAACGCCTGGCGACCTGTGCTGACCTGTCCGATATGGCCGGTACGGATGATTCGCGAACCCATGGTGAGGTCGAGATAATTTACCTCAAATATCTGGATCGCCGCGTAGTCCCACACACCGGCCATGAGGTCGGCATCGGTAATCGTGGAACTGGACATGATACTGGCGACTTCCAGGTTGTCCACATTCAGCGCGGAACTGGTCTGCACGGTGCTGGGCACATAGCTGGAAGCCGCCAGATAGGTGATGCCGCCGATAACGAGGTCGGACGAATTACTGGTGAAACCGAGTATCGTGCCGTTGACGAGCGTGACTTTCCAGCACGTCGCCAGCGTGGTGGTTTCCTGCGCGTAATGCGCCTTGAGGGCGGTAGAGATGGTCTGCACGGTTAAACCCTGATCTCAACGAGGGGAAGCGGATGCAGATAAAAATACTTCACGCCGAGTACGCCGGGACGCGTTACTTCCGCGCTGTCGAATCGTGATTGCAATTCGTCGGTATCGAAGCGTACCGGCACATCAAATTCTGTGGCGAACGTCAACACATCGGTGGCAATCGGGTACGGCGCCACAAATGTCACAAGGCCTGTCGTGTAGTCAACAGCGATGTTACCCGCCCCTGAGCCTACGACAAGCGCAAGCCCGTTCTTGTAGCCAGTAAACGTGCCGGCAACAGGTTTCTGAATCAGCCGTTGTCCCACACTGCCGCCGCTCGAATAGTTCTTCGTCAACTGGTAGGTTGCCAGACCCGTGCCGATGCCTAGCGGCCCCATCACGCCGTTCGCCGCCGTCACTTGATAGTCTGACCAGTCCTTGAATAAAAACCCCTGCGCCATGCCCGCACGGGCACGGAAGAAATTGATCACTTCGGTCAGTTCGGATTGCGGCAATTTACGGTCGCCGAAATCCCACTTGCCGCGCGCATACTGCCAGTTCTGGTTGCGCTGCTCAAAACCAGAATTCATCACCACGATATCCGTGCTGAACTGTGCGCCGCCGTCGGTACGGTAGATAATGTAGCCTGTCTCAAATCTGGTGTTTGAAAAACTCATTAATTATTCCTCCGTGCCGCTTTGCCAGTAGCCGCAGCGATCCCCGCGAATATCTGCGATTGTGTACGGGTGTTAGTCGGCTCATTCACCGATATGTAATTGTGATTCGTTACCTGCGCGCTGCCACCGGTGAAATTCCGGTTCTCGTCGGCCGTCAGGATTCGTTCGCCCTGGTGGATCTGCGCTATCATGTCGCGCGGCACATAATCGGTGCCGACTGCGTATGACTCCCATTGACCATTGCCGCCGGCAAACGATTGATTCGCCCATGCACCAGCCGAATTAGAGTTGCCTTGGTTGATGCCAAACATTGTCAGCAGGCTACCAAAGCCACCGCCGGTCATCGTGTTCGAGTTCGTGCCAAACATCGAATTCATGAGTTGCTGGGAGAGCCGCTGATTTACCAGCGTCATAAACCCCTGCGAGATCGAACCGAGCATACTCTTGAATACCGCCGTCACCGAGGCACCGTGTTTCTGGGCGTCACCCAACATCGCAGACAGCGCCGTTGTAGAGTTGCTACGCAGTCCCGCCCACATCTTGTTGTCCTCGACAAGGGCGGCGTTGTCGTTCGCCTTGATCGTGGCTAAATTCTGCGCGCGCTGCTTGTCCTCGGCGTTCTGGTACTTCGCATCGATCGCGGCTTTCGCGGCGTCATAGGATTCGTCCAGTGCCAATTTTTCAACCAGCAATTCGCGTTCCTGTGCAAGTTGCTGGACGGCTGCATCCGGGCCGACGACGCGCACAGTTTTGATTTCTGCCATTTTTGCCGCGATGGCCGCGTCACCGGCTTGCTTCAAGTTGTCCAATTTCTCTATTTCAAGACGTTTGCCTTCCTTGTTATCGTATATCTCAAGCGCAGTTTGCGCATTACGCGCCACTGTGGCTATCTTGACGCGCTCGGCCTGCGTGAGTTTGAAGCCAGAAATATCCTGCGCCCAGAACGTCGCCTCGAGTTGCAGCATGTCGCGCTGGTTGGCGCCGGTCGCCGCCAAGTCCTCCTTCTGCGCTGCAAGTTTCTCGCGCAAATCCTGCATGACGGTCGAATCGCCCTTCGTACCTCTTTTTAGCATGGTCTCGCGCGCCAGTTCTGCGGAATGCAACTGTTCCTTGGCTTTCGCCAAAGACGCGTTATTATCCAACGCCTCCTGACCCTGTTTGACCTTGATCAGATCGGTGCGCGCAGCAATTTCGGCACGCAGACCCTTGATCACGGCATCTACGTCATCAGTCTCGCCGCCCCGCTTGGCATATTTACGCGCGGATTCCTGTAAATTTATCCACTCGGCTTCCTGTTTGGTCTGTTCGGACTTCTTGGCTGCGATCGCGGACTCCATCTTGAGTTTGGTTTCCAAGAATGTGACCTGATTCTGTGCGTTCCGCACGTCTTCCGCGTTGCCGCCGTGCCTCGTGAACTGCGCCACAACTCCCTTGGCTTTAGCCAATTGTTCCGTCGTGGTGTCCTCACGCAGCATGCGCCCAAAGAAATTACCCAGCGCGTCATACGCACCAACGATGTCGTTCTTGAGCGAACGGAACCTCCTGCCGAGCGGACTCAACCGATCTTTCATGGTGCCGAGTTGCACGTTCATGGCGTCACCCAGAACAAGTTGCGCGCCTTCCTTGTCGCCGGATTCCTGCAATAGCCGGATGTGCTCGATCTGTGCGGCGTTCAGGAAGTGCCAGGCTTGGTTCAGTTTCAGCGCACCCTTATAAGGGTCTTCAAACACCTTGATCAGATTACCGGCGACAACTTTTATATCTTCGCCCGTGGCTTGCGCGTAACGAGCGGCCATCCCAGCCAATTCCCCAAGTACCTTGTTGCCGAGCTGACCGGACGCCACGAGTTGCTGGACGACCGCTTCCGAGGCGGTCACAGAGATGCGCCCGGTATCAGCCATTTGCTCGGCCAGGTTGTGCGCGGCGTCTGCGGTCATGTTTGAATAGTTGCCGGTCAACCGGATCGCGTTGTTCATGGCGTTGAATTTCTCGGCCGATTTCTCGGCGGCATAGCCGAGCGCACCGATCGCCGCGATGCCAACCGTCCACCACGAGAACAGCATGTTCAGCTTACCGAACGATTGCAGCAGGATCGTGCTGCTGCCAGCCATGCGGGAAATATCGCCGCGACTGAATTCGCGAACCAGCACGACAGATTCTTTCATGGCGAGAGCGTTGACCTTCGTAGCGGCTGCATGGGCACCCAATGCTTCAGTATCCTTGATGGTAGCAGCGGTAGCCACATTGGTTTCCAGACCCATAATCGCCATCGTCTCGGCGCGGGCCATGTTCAAGCGAATCATGTTCGTCGCTATGATGGCTTCCATCTTAAGTGCTTTTTCTTCTACAGAGATCCCCGCAGCGGCTACCCGCTGAGACGCGGCGAGTTCATAATTAGATGCAGACAAGGCAGCCGTCGTACCCGCCAACCGTATCTGTTCAGCCATAGCCACGCGTTGGGCGAGAGTTAGCCCCGACACTGCATCAACTTCGGCTTGTTTGGCGGTAACGGTAATTTCGGAACGTCGGATGTCTTCGAGATTGGCGGCACGGAGCATTTTCTCCGTGGCCATCAATTCGTTGGTTGCCGCAGTTTGGGTCTGGACCGCCGCCGTTACTTCCGCGCCGACCGATGTTTTCGAGAATGTGGCGAGTTGACCGTTTACTTCACCAACCGTTTTCTGCAACGATTTGAACGAGGACTCAATATCCTTCAGCCCGGCGGTTGCTTGATCGCCGAGTTTGAAAGTCATTGATACGGTCATGTCACTCATTGTCGCCGTCCTCCATCCGTTTACATGCCTCTTCTACCTTACCCGAGGCTTCGCCGTCAAGAGCTGCCGCAATCGCCATGCTCGTCAAACGCACCGTCTGCGCGGCTGCGCGGCCTTCGCGCAATCGTGCGGCACGGGCGAAACCCTTGATTTGAGCTAAGGTGTATCCGTCGATGTCGGCGCGGCGGTGTCCGGCTGCAATGAGGGAATCGAGGGCATCGAACCAGTTTGCGCGGATGCCAGTAGCACTCCCAGCTTTGGAAGCATCCGCTTTTTGAAAAAATCGGCGTTGACCTCAAATATGGCTTTGATCAGATCGGTGGCTTCGTCCATAGCGAGGGCTTCAATGAAACCAGCATCCTTGCCGGTCGCCAGTACACAGAGTTGAACCGCTGTGTCGCCGCCGTCCGCCAGCGCCGGAAGAAGCCGCATGTGCCAGTCGGAGGCGAACACCAACGCCCCGTCATCGCTCACGCCGATCAGCCCAGAACTTACCAGCGAGACCAGCAACGGTTGCAGCAAACGCATCGCTTTCAAGGATTGGCCGAAAGCGAAGGGCATGATGACAAATTTCTCACCGCCCGCCGCCACCGGTTTGCCGTCAGGGAACAATACCTCCAACGATCCGTCCGTCATGGTTTAGCCTTTGGTCAGTTGCAGGAATTGCGAGTATGGCGCGGCAGCCGTCGGCAGCGCAATGGTCGTATCCTGAATCAGCATACCGTTCAGTTCGATGTTGTTGTGCTTCTTGTCGATCAACGACCACAACTTCGACATTTCAAACTGGCCCTGGTAGACCAATGCGCGAGTTTGCTGGTTGTTGAAGGTGTTGACTCCTTCCAGCAGCATCGTGAAATACTGGATGCCGGTAGTGAAGGCTTCCACTTTGCCGCCATACGCGCCGTAACTGTAAGCCGTGGTGAGGGCAACACCTTCCTGACCATCTGCCACGAGACCGAAGGTATCAACGAAGGACGGTACCAGCAACGAACCTGGCAGAATCGTAATTACGCCAGATGCCGCGTTGTAGGTGTAGTCGGTATTAAGGGCCAGTATTGCAGCGGCCATATTCACTTGGAATGTAACCCCTGTGCCCGCGCCAGGAGTCGTAACCACCGCTGTAGGGGCGGTATATCCACTGCCGGCAGAACCAGGAACAATGTAGGCTCCGACGATCACACCGGCGGCATTGGAAACGGCATAACCTACGGCACCCGCACCTGTACCTGCAAGGGTCAAGGCAAATACTGTATTGGCGGCGTACCCTGTTCCGCCCGCTGTTACCGCAATGGAGGACAGCGCACCAGTCACGCCAGCGACCGGATTTCCATTCACATCGCATTTCGCCAGTTTGATCACTACGGCGGAAACGCCGGGGGCGGACATCAGTACCTTTTTACCGTTGTAGGCAAGTGCCAATTCGGCGGCAACCGACCCGGCTGCCACACCCCCGCCAGAAGTATCCGTGCCGAACAGGGCTTTGACCAGATTATCCTTGGAGAAAGCCAGTAGGTTCGCTTTGACACTCAATTTGGTGGAGGTGACGGCTCGACCAGAAGTCAAACCGAGACCAGAAATAGATTCTTCGATCTCGTCAAAGGTTTGGGCGACCGAAACCTCAAATTTATCGCAGTCGCCGACGTTGACAAAGCCGCCGACGGGCAAGCCGTTCAAAGCGCGGCGTTGCAGGGAGAGCGCACCCTGGAGTACGCAGTAGGAACTATCGTTGAATGCCATGGTGATTTCCTTTCAATTATGCCGGGACGCGAATTGCGTACCTTTGCCTATAACACAACCGATCAGGATTGGTGCCTGCCAGTCGTTGCCCCTGATATAACCAGCGGCCCCCGTTCGGTGCATCTGTCGCATGAATCGCAGTTCTCGCCGCCCGAAGTAACGGGAACTGTACGTTTATTAAGTCATCTTGTGACACATACGGAACATACAGCATTACGAAGTATTCCACAAGTAACACCTGCATGGCGGGAACCATGCCACCCTCTGTGTCGGTGGGGTCGTCACCCCCCAACAATACCCAAGCCGCGGGAAGCGGTATTTTCGTTAGCGCCGGATCGGCAGGCCTTCCCCCGACCGCGAACCCAGCCGAATTAGCCAGCGCAGCAACCGTTGCCAGTTTGGTGTAGAGATCGAGGGCGAACGCATCGCTCATTACGATGCGCTATCGGGTGCGGGTTTAGCCGACCATGACGGCGCGGCCTTGACTGGCACAACGACCGTTGGCAGCGGCTGAAACGAGGCACGCAACGACCCAACCAGCCAGTCGTAGGTGTCGTCGTCCATGTCCACGGTGTCACCAGTATGGTGCTGTACGCCGTCCACATCCTTGAAATCCTGCGATAGAATCACTTTCTGGGTCATGTTGTTTCTCCTTTAGTAACACTGCGCCCGCACTGCGGACATTTCAAACATTCAACCAATTTGCCGTTGCCGCCGGGCGACAGGGTAACAACGTCATTGCTACCGATGAAGTCCGGCACACCGGCAAGCGTCTCCTGAATAGCTGTGCCGGGCAGCATCTCAATATCGCATTTACGGCATCTCACGGCATCGCCCCCGTTTCAATAAACGCTGTCGCCATCATATCCAACTGTTCCAGATCCTCCGGCGACCAGCCAACAAACTCGCGCGCCGCCATATTACCGTATCCGTCTTGCAACGCCTTGGCGTAATCCAGATGTGTACCAATTTCCACGCCGTTGCCGTTTACCTCAAATCCAAAACTGCCGAGCAACACGCCTTCGTCCCACAACAGGCCACGATGCAATGTCGACGGTTTTGCCTGGCGGTTCTTTAGTGTCCGTAACTGCCAGTCCGCCCAAGGCACGCCATCCGGCGAAATCTTGGTCGTTTCGATGCGTTCCTCGATGCGGTGTTCCTGCCAGGTGCCAACCATCTCAAGTAACTGCTCGGGATGGGCGAGACGTTCGATCATCGCGCTAATCTCGGCCATTACTGCGCTGTCGTCAACGGTCACACTCATGGCTTCTCGATATGCGCCAGCACGACGAATCCAAACGATGTGAATGTCGGTGCATCAATCACATACCTATCGCCGTTCTCATCAACAATCACATCATTCTTCAAAATCTGGCCTATGGTGTGGGCGTTTATGTAAAATTCCATCACCGGCATACCGGCTGCGGATTCGGTCGGCGACGGGAATGCGGACGGGGCCGTAGCTTTGTCGCGCGAGGTATAGGCGAATACTGGCAATGCTGTTGCAATCGTCGAGTCAACCTGCTCCATCACACCGGTCACAGTGTAGGTAGGCCGAACGATGCTCACCGTGCGGTTGCACCTTATCGCAGCGATCGGCAGGATCTTCTGCATGTCCGCGATATAGAAAGTTCCCTGCGCGCCAACGAACCAGTCACCTATCTGGATATTCGTTCCGTCCAGCAGGGCGGTCCAGTCCGGCACTTTCGGTTTGTTGTATCGAGAATACTCAGACCCCGTGGTGAAGCTGGCCATGACGTTCGTATATAGCGGCGTTCCGCCAACAGGGTTGAGCATCGACGCGGGGCGGTACACACTGCACGGAAAGCCGATACGCTGGGCGGCGATGCCGTACCCACGATCAATTATGGATTGGAGTCCGGCGCCATCCATCTCAGCAACGAACTAGGCGAACGGAGTTGGATGATGCCGACAGACCTGGTCCGGGGGAGTACCCCAGAAAGGCGCACAAGCGGCGGCGCAGCGAAGTGTAGAGTTGCTCGCGGTCGTTAAGCACATTCTGATTGCGCTCCCACACCGCTGCCTTGTTGGTGTCGAGATTCGTGCCGTCGGCAATCATCAGGACTTCCATGGCGTTGAGGGGAACCAGGTAGCTCGCGGACAGAATGGTTTCTTCTTCGGGACGCAGGGTGTCGAGCCGGGTAAACAGGGTGGTCCGAACGCCCGGAACGAT